GCTACACATGTTGTTCAACTCAGTCACCAACTATATTCGCGGCATGACCGCCCCCTCCTCGAACCTCCCCCCGGGTGCGAAGAGAATTCATTACTCAGGGGGAAACGTGGTGCTGGAAATCAGGGCGCCCAAATATGGCAAGCAGCCGTTGGAGCCGGATAGACCATTCGACGACATGGCCAAGATGCGGGCCCGTCGCCAGCACGCCCGCATCCTCGACAAGCTCTCCACACGCGAAGTTGCGGAGCAGCTGAAAAAGCTCCCACGCGAACACAAATGCCAGCTCGGCTGGGGTTTGTGTGCCGTGAAGCAAGGCCTTTGGAGCAAGGCAATTAGGGCTTTCCGGTGGTTGCTAGACCACTTTCTCGACCTCATCACCCCAGCGCTCTACGCAGTGTGGGATTATATCCTCTCCATCATCGACCCGGAGAGCTACGAGGCTTCCCACCCCCCCGACCTCCCCACCGACGAGGTATTCGGCCGCACAGAAACGCCCGAGTACAAGGTGGAGCCCGAGAGCTCCCACACTGTGCGGGTGCTGCCTCACCCCTCCGTGAGCAGCCGACTCAGCGCGCTACAGGACCCGAGCCAGTTCACTGCGCTCGACTGGATGCAGAAGTGCGCCAAGTTGAACGTGCGTGATGAGGTGGGTCGGGCGGCCTATGTTGAGTACTGCAACATGGCCGTGGGCAAGCTCGGAGACCCCTGGGCCTTTGAGGATTTCGCCCAGGCCAGTGCGGGCTTCCAAGACATAGCACGGCGGGCCCAGGCGGAGCAAGCCGCGACTGCAAAGGTCGAGAAGTTGGGCACGTTCGGCCTGTTCAACGTGATGGATCCGGTGTCGTCAGTCATGCTCCTCGCGGACATGCAGTCTTTTCGCAGCGCGGCGTACAGGAAAGCCCACCTGAACGCGAACGCGCACCTCCGGGCTCAGATGTGTCTCGCCACCCGTCAACTGTTGTCGTCCCTCGGTCACAAGGTTCTGCTTCGCGAAAGTCGTACGTTCTTAGCGTGCGTGACGGCAGTTCGTCGGGAGGGACCCTTGGCATTGGTCGCCCTAGTGGCGGGTTCTCACGGGGCTCGCGCATTAGCGTCCAGTCTGCCGGAAGCGTTTCTGAGCGTGCAGATTCCAATCCTCGGCCCGATCCTATTCCCGAACCCGTCGTTCACGCGCCCCGTCCAATTCGCCCTCGCTCTAACTCGGCCATTTCAAGGCAAGTCCTCCCGGGAGCTCAGCGCCGTTTCAGCGTCAGTGGC